AGAATTACCCGAAGATGATGGAGCCGCTACAAAACAAACCGGCGGAGCGGCAACAAAAAAATCTGCTAATAATAATATGGATGAAAATATTCTTAGTATCGTTAGACAGCATCTGGTAATAAAAGACAAAGAAAAAAATTTATTTGGGGAAGTCTTTACACCAGTTGAATTAGTATGCGAGATGCTTGAACAATTACCTCCGTCCGTATGGAAAAATAAGGATTTAAAATGGTTAGACCCCGCAAATGGTATAGGTAACTTTCCGATTGTAGTTTATTATAAATTAATGAAGGGTTTAAAATCTGTTATTACAGATGAAGCAAAAAGAAGTAAACATATTATTGAAAAAATGTTGTATATGGTTGAATTAAATCCTGTAAACTGTAAAGTATGTAAAAAAATATTTAAAATGATTGATTCTAATGCAAACCCGAATATTTTTAACAAGGATTTCTTAGAATGGAGTGAAGGTAGAAGTGCTGAGTTTGATATAATTATTGGAAACCCGCCGTGGAATAAACAAAAATCAGGTATTCAAAGTGGTTCGCGGGCGAAAAATTCTTTATGGGATGAGTTTATCATCAGATCATTTAAAGTCTTAAAACCAAATGGATTTTTAGGTTCTATTACACCTTCTCAGTGGAGGGCACCTAAGACAGATAAGAAAGGCTATAAGGAGGTTACTAATTTATTAAAAAAACACCAAATTTTATACTTACATATATATAGTAAAAAAGACGGTCAAACCTTTTTTAAAGTAAGCCAACGCTTTGATTTATATTTATTATCTAATAAACCTTATAGGTCACCCACTAAAATTATTGATGAACAAGGTAATAAAAGTAAAATCAACTTAAGTAAAATGAATTTTATACCAAATTATAGTTTTGATAAATTTTTAAAAATATTAGCTACTCCCGGCGACGAGGTATGTACAGTTATAATGAGTTATAGTGATTATTTTTATTATTTAAAAAAAATATATAAATATCCTCATATGAGTCAAACGAAAAAAGGTTCATATAAATATCCTGTCATACATTCTATCGCCGATAAACCAGATAAAATCACCTATATATATACAAATGACAATACAAAAAGTGTTTTTAATATTCCTAAGATTATATTAAGTTTTAATGAAAAGCAATATTCTTACCCCGAACAAAATGATTATTTAGGTAATATAGGTATGTCCCAAATTGTGTTTGGTATAGAAATTTCATCTAAGAAAGAAGGGAACCTAATTTTAGACGCGATTAAGACTGAATATTTCAAAAATATTATAGCAGCCTCAAAATGGGGAGCGTTCCAGACAAATCATCGCATGTTTAAATATTTCAAAAAAGACTTTTATAAAATCATACTTGAAGAAGAGAAAAAACTCAAATCTAAATCACCAAACCCACCGATGCCTATATCTCAACCCACTCCTACTACAACACCGCCCGCTCGCTCCAGTGCTTTATCAACCACGCCCAAACCAAAAAAGAAAATAAAAATTAAAGTTGTATCACCCATTCGCCCAAATCCTTTATCAACCGAACCCAGTCCAAAAAAGAGCAAAACCCCGCCAACATTACCGTGCGCCCAACACAATATGAGAAATTGTAAAAAGACGGGTTGTGTCTATAAGAGAGGTCGTTCTCCTAAATGCCAACAAACAGGCGGAAAACGTAATATATATACTAAAATATATGACCCTATTTCCAAAATATATGTGAGTGTATTTAGTAAAAAGGGGGGTAACCTCATTAAAAAATATTCTCGTCAATCAAACAAAAAAACTAATCAAAAAGGTGGGCGTAATTATAATAAAATCTACAACCCAGTCTCTAAAAAATTTGTAAAGTTAAATAGTTCGTTGGGATTAAAAATATTACAAAAATATTTAAAGTAACAAGAAATACCTTATACATACTTCTTTATTATTTTTTTAATAAAGTTCTATCAGGATATCATTCATCCAGAGGTTTTATATTAACCACCGACGGATACTCGTTCATAATAATCTCTATAGTGGGTCTGTTTTCATAATATGGTTCGGTCATATCACAGATCATATTAGCAGTTTGATGGGAAATACATTCATTCCCACCATCCTCAAAATTAAAATCAATATCGCCACCCGGTAATATATGTGGTTTTTTACACATTAATGTCTCATAAAGTGTTATCCCCAAACTATATACATCAGTAAAGGGTCCTACAATATTTTGCTCTAATTCAGGAGGGCAATATCCAAGTGTGCCAAGAGTGTTTTCGCGTCGGTTATCTTTAAAATAATTTGCCTGACCGAAATCAATTAGAATAGGTTCTACTTTATTATTTAAAAGTATGTTTTCAGGTTTTATGTCCCCATGTATATAGTGTCTGTTATGACACTCGTGTAGGATTGGTAACAATTTATTAAAAATAGTCATAGATTCTTGTATATAAGTTTTTTCAGACTTAGCATATCCTATAATCTTATCATTATTAACTATATAATTATATAAATCCTGTTCATGATATTCCAAATATAAATATCCCTTATCGGTATTGGCATCTAATAATTTAACGACACCTGGTATATCTTGGAGTTTTTGTAAAACAGTATACTCATTATAAAACGTTTTTACGCAATTTATTTGTTTCCGCACGCCCCTAGTTGTAAGACGTACTATTCCTGTAGATGAATTAAATTTCATTAAATAATATTATTATAATTTATTTAATATCAAATTTTATTATCCGAATTAGTATAACATATTCAGCCTTTAAATGTTCCATATTACCAATTATTAATTGAGTGATATCTGTCGGCAATACGTTGATTTTAATAAGCGATCAATAAAAAAGGGTATGTATATTATCGTTTTAGGATTTAATTCTTTTAGCAAGTTTTTTTATATTTTTTAAATATTTACCCACTACTTTTTGTAACTCCTTGTTTAATATATTTGCCTTAATTGTTTTAAGTCTATTAATATAACAAAATTTGGCGTTGATAATTTCAATGGTATCAATCGGTTTCAATGTAATTTTTTTCTCATCTACGATATATATATAGTAAATTGAATTATTAATTGAATTAATATAATTATTAGTTTTTTGAGGAATATTAATTTTAATTCCGGTTTCTTCATATAATTCTCTCATAGCACATTCATTCGGTAATTCATTATTTTCAAGATGCCCTTTTGGTAGACCCCACCGAGTCCCTGAATTATAATACCCTCTGCTTTTAACTATCAATACCTTGTTCAAGTTCTTATTGAATAAAATTACCCCCGCTTTAGGAGGATATACATGTTCTTCACCATTAATAGTAACTATCAAAGTCCTCTTTCTAGGATTATTCATATTTGTCCACCTCCTTGATACATCCGGGGTGTAACTATTGCGATTTTGAGGAATAACATATTTTATTTCATTGGATTTATACATTAGTGTCATATCAAAAGTTTAATATACATCTGTTCCAATAAAAAATAATCAAATTTATAAATAATATATGTATATTATAATAATGCGTGAAGGTTCTACAATAAACAACCCTATAAATGGACAATTATATAAAAGTTTATATCCTAAATTTAAATTACCAAATAGTACATATATTAGTTACAAGAAGACATTATATTTTAAAAAGCATGATAAATTAGATTTTATAAGACCTCTATTTAGTAATACCAAAAGACCCAAAGACGAAAAGTCTCAATTAAAATCTAGTGATCGGCAATATCTGAAAAAACTTTGGATAAAAAAATGGAAATTAGAAATAGCTGCTCAAAAACACGGATAATAATATTTATTAAAATATATAAAGTATTTAATGGAGTTACATAAAAATTTAAATAATTTAAAAAAAACACAGGATTGTAAATTAATTTTAGAAGATATGAATGTAGAATTAATTATGTTACAAACAAAAAACAAACGACCTTTCAAATTATTTACAGAACTATTATATAAAACCTATGGTGTAAAATTACATGATAAAAAACTTATTCAAAAAGCAATATTGTTAAGTCGCTTCCCACACGTATTTATGTCAACAAATAGGTCAGAATATGAAAATAATATTTATTGGCGTAGTAAAGAAATATTAGCACTTTTAATTACAAATGAAGATATAGATATGAAAGTGTTATTTCAAAAATTATTGACATTTAGTATAATGTACAAAGATTGGGAAGAAAAAGATAAAACTATGCAAATTGAAATATTATGTGAGACGTTTAACAGTTACGATGTATTCAAAAAAGTAGTTGACGATAAAGAGGAATTATCCGCAGAAGATAAAGATACGTATATTAAATGTATTAATACATTTTTAAATAAAATTCTTCACACCTTAAGGCTTTTAGATTCTAACTGGAAAGAGCGCTTATTAAATTATAATTCTAAGGATTTCGGATACGACCAAGCATCGCATGACAATATGCTTAAATATTTTAAAAGTATATTTTGGGAAAATTTGTATTTGGAACTTGTAGTAAAAAAAAATTATAGTATATGTAATTATTTAATCAATGACTATTTAAATATTATTAGTTCTAATTCAGTAGATTCCTCTTCTTTAGAAAATTATAAACAAGTAACTTCTATTGGTGATATATATGAGTTACAAAATGTTATGATATCTATAAACAGACAAATTGATACGGAGCATAATTATAATATTTTATTTAATGAAACGACACTGATTAGTAATTTTCGTAAAATTTTTAATCGGTTAGAAAAATACTTCCAAGCGTAAATGATGAATGACATTTAATATATTATATATTAGAATACTTGTTGTATCAGCACCTATAATCTAATAAATAAAAAAATATTTATGTTTTTTTATTTAATTAAAACCCCGCCAACTTCATTCCTAATTCACTTAATATTGGGGGTTCTATACTAGTTATTAGAGGTAATTCGTTTCCATAGGTTCGGGGTGTTTTACCAAAAAGTTTAGGTTTATGGGGCCAATGATTTGTAGTCCGTATTTCATTAAAAGCCTTTTGTTTCTTTTTTTCATATCTAGGGGTTAATAGAGATTTAGGTGTATAGCATAGATAAACAATTGCTCTGAAATTTTCACGTTCTCTTAGACGCAACGCCTCGCACCCACAATGGATAGTCCTGCTATCCCAAAACACTAAACTTCCCTTCGGGCAATAAATTTTTTTATAACTACAACCCTTCTCCTCGTAGAATTTTAAATGTTCTACCTGATTCAGTTTAAACCAATCACCCTTATCGGTAATACTAAAGGTTTTTCCAAACTCTTCGTGATATTTATTACTACATTCCATAAATGCTAATGTGGCATCTCCTTTATTAACATCTAGAGCAGTAACCCAACTTTGCATACATTCAAAATCTGGTCGTGTAAAACTTTGATCTGTATGATACCAGGTGTTGCCCCGATACCATCCTCTATTAGTTTTTTCAGGAGGCATATTAAAACTTAAACCATCAAACGAAACTACCAGATCTTCGGTTTCCCAAAAAGTTTTGAAAATATCAACTATTTCAGGATGTTGTCTTTGATCCCAACATACTTGCGATTGACCAACTTGAAAATGCTGGAAAAGCATTGAATGGAGGGGAAATAATTTATAAAATTCCCTCCAAGTAGTAGAATCTAGACGATTTATTGGATTCTCCGAATGTTGAGTAATGTGTTCAAAATAATCCCACATTCCACCTAACATAGTATTACATTCTTCGCCATTTATTACACTTGGAATAATTGCTACTCCATACTTAGCTATCGTTTCTTTTAGGTTTTCTTTGGTAGTGACATACCTTTCATATTCGTAGGTTTCCATGATATTATTAAAATATAACTGTTTTTAATAAAAATCAAATTTAATAAGGTGCTTTTATTAATAACTAATATTATAGTATGGATTGTTGTTATATATTACGCTCGGGTCGCGAAAAATTTATTAATCATACCTATAATGGTTACACTAATAATTTAAAAAGACGAATTCGGCAACACAACGGGATTATAAAAGGTGGCGCGAAATCAACTCATAATAAAGGTCCTTGGAGTTATTACTGTATCATTACTGGTTTTGAGAATCGCCAGGAGGCCTTGCAAATGGAATGGAAACTACGAACGATAACGGGTAAACGTAGGCCATCCAAATATAATAAACCCATTGGGAGAATAAAGGGACTAAATTGTATTTTACAAAATAAGTTTTTTACAAGTAATTCTAAAAGACCTATATGTGATATGGGTTTAACAATATATTTACATCCCGATTTTCATATGTATCTAACCAATGTTCCTGATAATATAACACTTCTACAATTATCGGATTTAATATTGGATAAAACCTCTGTAGTTGTGACACCTATTGATGAATCAATGAATGGTCCGATTACCATCAACGAAAATCCTGCTCAACAGGTCGATAGTAAGGGTTGGGTAACCCATATAAAACTTAAACTAAAAGAAATTTAATATTCAAAATAAGTGCCTCTAACATAATAATATCGTATTTAACTGAATTAGATATAGCATCAATTTCTGAAGCGATAAAATTTAATTTAACTCTATTTTCTATACTTAATAAATCCCCTGAATTATAATATTGTAAAATACTATAAAAAATTTTACGGGGTGTAAAATTTAATAACAGGTATTTATATATTATTTTACGAATGGTAAGCATGGACGTTAAGTTAGGTTTATTTATTTCGTTAACAATTGGCAGTAATATATTATTTTCATTAATAATATTATTATCTATTCGATTGTTATCAATATAATGTTGTATAATTAAATTAATTTTATAGATACATTTCCCCGAAAATGTTATTATAGTATTGATTAATTCGTCTGAATAATTTTTTTTATGCTTTTTCAAAGTAATTTCTATATAATTTTTCATATGTTGAATTTTGGGTTTAGGCACACGTATATATATAAATCTGGATAATAGGGGTTTGTCTATCCTATTAATATTTTCACAACAAAGAATAAATCTACCAGAGCTGGCAGATTTTTCAATAATACGACGTAATGCGAGTTGCGCCACATGCGAGACTTTATCAAAATAATGTAATACAATTATTTTATAAGTCAAGTTAGTAATATTTTTAAAACTAAGTATATATTTAACAAATTCGCATATAATATGCTTATCGTAATGTCCGTACTCATATAAGTTTATTTCAAAATGATAGGCGGATTCAACAAAATTAATGTCCACCTTTGAATTATTTATTTTTAATGTATGAGTTCGTAATATCCTCTTAATATTGTTATTGGATAAATGATTTAATAAACCAGATATCAACGTTCGTTTCCCCGCATTATTTTGTCCATAAAATATTAAATTTTCTAAATAGTTTACGTTATAAATTTTAAGTTTTTGTGCTATATTATGATTATAAATAAAGTCGTCTAATTTATTAGGTATAAATGACATCTGGTGCGATATATATCTTATTTTTAAATATTTAAATTAAAATAATGGAGTCTCATATAAATAATATAGATTCAACTATATCCTTTTTACACGAATATAAAAAAATATTAGAAAATACCGATATATGTTCTTCTAATAATTTAAATATATTGTTTTATAATTCTGAACATATAATGAATAATTATCTAGAAACACTATATGACATTTTAAATTATAATAATAATATTAATATGGATTCTAAAATTAATAATATCATAAAAGATCATGACAAAGTTAATAATAATATTAAAGAGGTTATGCCGTTAATACTTTATTATTTTGCCAATAAAATACCTACGCCTTAAATCCACGATGTCCTCTATCGCCCCTGGGGCCAGGGGGTCCCCGCTTGTTTCTTAGTTGGAAATAAAAGTGAAAGGTCATTATAAATTGAAAAACTAAGAATATGGATAAATATGTAACTGCTTGGGTCAATTGCTCTAAATCTAATGCCATTTAATATATACTGAGATAAATAAATATTTTTAAAGTCTTTTTAAATTTATATGGATCGTTATGTTACAAAAAGTGATGTTTCGCATTTTGGTTTAGAATCATTAGACAGCGACTTGTTAATTAAAAATAAAGTAAATAGGGAAAGTAACGATTATGATATAAAAGTCCACCAATTTAAAAAATATATGACAAATAAAGTAAATAAATTTGACCCAGTAAATGTCAAAACAGGGGATAAATTGCTACAATTATTATGGTTATCTTTTATATTTAATAATGTGCCCCCTGAAAAGCAAAAAGACTTATATACGAGTGTTTAAATGTTATAAATAAATATAAAAAATTTAAATATAAAAATATTCTATTTTTATATTATAATGAGTGAATTAAATTGGGATAAAAAAGTCTGGAAAGTTATAGATTCATATTTTAAGTCAACTGATAATTATTTGACTAAAAATCAAATAGATTCATATGATACATTTTTGGAAAAAAATATACCAAAAACGATAAAACAATTTAATCCAATAAATATCCAATTTGGTAGTAATATTGATATTGATAAATTAGGCGACGACCAATTGGACAAAAATTTAGTTTTATATAGTTTACCTACATATGGTAATCCCACCGAAAAAAGAATCCGACTTCAGGAAGAATATGATAAAGATATAGAAAAATTCCGACATGAAATAAATATCTATGTAGGTGCTACGCCTATATGGAATAGTGATAAAACTAAAATATTAGAAATATCCGACGATTTAAAGGGGATTTATATTGGAAAACCTATAATTCAGGAAATGAAACGCGAAGGTGAGTCAAAAAAAGTCACTAAAAAGGTTTTATATCCCAATGAAGCCCGGTTGAAAAATTTAACATATAAGGCGGAAATTAAGGCGGATTTATTGGTAGAAAAAATCATTAATAAGTATAAAAACGCCTATAATTATTCAAATATTACAAATGATTTATCTGAAGAAGAAATTAGTTTTGCTAAATCAATAGAGGAAGGATTTATTGATATTCATACTAATAAACAAAAACGTCAATTACTTATAAAACATTTTCAAAAACAGAATACGGTTATTAGTTTATATTCTGAAGTGAGTCTTGGGAATATCCCAATTATGTTACAATCCCGGATATGCTCATTAAGTAAATTACATAATGTTGCTCTTACTAAAGTTGGTGAATGTAAACACGATCAGGGGGGGTATTTTATAATTGACGGTAAAGAAAAGGTTATTGTAGCACAGGAGCGGGATATTAACAATAAAGTTTATGCTAATTTAAAAAAAGACCCTGATTACAAAGTTGTGGCCAATATACGTTCTGCTGCTGAAAATAAATTTATACCGGCGCGGATAACCAGAGTATGTATTTTGAAAGAAAAACAAAATCAAAATACTGGAGGTCTTATTTATGACAATACTATAAGGGTTAAAATACCTCTTATAGAAAAGGAGGTCCCACTATTTATTTTATTTAGGGCATTAGGATTTTACAGTGATCGTGAAATAGTTAATACTATATGTAATGAAAATAGTGGTAGCGGATCTAATTTCTCAAAATATTATGAAAAAATGTTAGAGATGTTAGCACCAAGTATAAACGAAAGTAGTTATATTATTAATAATCAAAAGGACGCCTTGGATTTTTTAATGGAATTGATTTCTAAAAACTTTATGAAAGACGCCCCCCAAACCTATAATATGAAACATAAATGTTTAATGGAAATTTTAAAAAATCATTTTCTACCACATTGCGGTCAGGGTCTTTTAGAAAAAGGTTATTTTCTGGCATATATGGTTCAAAAAGCCTTACACGTTTTATTAAAAATAGAACCGGAGACCGACCGAGATAATTATATGTATAAGCGAATTGATATATCGGGATATTTACTTTCACAGATATTCCGAGATTTATATTTTCGTGTTAAAAATAAATTACTAGAGGTTGTTCGTGTTGGATATAGTAAAAAATTCGGTTCAATATCAATTGACCATATACCAGACGAGGATTTTTATAAATTAATAGACAATAATAAATACAATAATTCCTTATTACCGAATCAAATAATTGACAAAAGTATTATAAACGATGGTATGCTCTACGCCTTTAAAAATTGTTGGGGACTGAAAGACGCTCCATGTAAAGTAGGAGTAGTACAAGATATAACCAGAATTAGTTATATTGGTTTTATTTCACATTTAAGACGAATTAATACACCTTTGTCAAAAAGTGCTAAAGTTAGGGCACCGCATTCCTTACATAGTTCCTCGTGGGGGATAATGTGTCCCTCAGAAACTCCTGACGGAGGAAACATTGGTATACGTAAAAATCTCGCGATAACAGCGTTAATAACTCCCGGAACGAGTTCATTTTTACTTGATCGGTTAATTTATAGTTTAGGGGTTAAAGATATAAAAACCAAAATGAATAATAATATTAAGAGTCCACCTAATACACGTGTATTTTTAAATGAACGAATATTGGGTTATATCGCGACCCCGTTATATTTCTATACTTTAATGAAATTGCTAAAGCGAAACGGTTATATAAATATTTACATTTCAATATCATGGGATAAACAAAATAATATTATAAGTATTTCAACTGATTCTGGTAGAGGTATTAGGCCCGTGTTTATAGTAGAGAAAAATAATAAAATTAGACTCACTCAGCAAATTATAGATGAATTAGAAAACAACATAGAAGATGTTGGTGATGTTTCTGATACAAAACAAAGTGCTTTAAAGAAAACGAATATTACTTGGAAAAATTTACTTGTAGGTATAAATAAGGAGGTTATTCATAGCGATACTGACGACAGATGTTATGTAACAAACGAATTATTAAAGATTGGTTCAGAAGATGATGAATCACCGAGTAAAGATGATAAAATAATTAGTTTAATAAGTTATTTGCGCGAAGGTGGAGGTATAATAGAATATATAGATACCAATGAATCCAATACGTCACTTATTGCTTTAAATCCGTCCGATTTATCTAGTAAAATTAATAGATATGATTACTGTGAAATTAGTCCAACGCTCATTTTAAGCATACTGGCATGTCAAATTCCTGGGTTGTCTATGAACCAGGCGCCGCGTAATCAATTTTCCACTTCACAGGGAAAACAAGCTCTGGGATTATACGCGTCTAATTATAGAAATAGAATGGATGTTAAGGGGCAAATTTTACATTACCCCCAAAAACCTCTTATTAAAAGTAAATTTAGTAAATATTTATTTACAGACGAATTGCCTCACGGTATGAATGCTATAGTTGCGATAGGGTGTTTTTCTGGTTATAACCAGGAGGATAGTATTATATTAAATAAGGATGCTATTAACAGAGGATTATTTAAATCTAGCAAATTCAGAACTTATTCTCAGCGAGAAACAATTGAAAATGGTAAATTAGTAGAACGTATTTGTAACCCTACTTATTTTGAGGGAGTTCGGAATATGCATTCTGGTGATTATAGTAAGTTAGGCGATAACGGTGTTATTAGAATGGAAGAAAATCTTAAAGTTAGTGAAAATGATATTATTGTAGGCAAGTGTTTAATCAGTAATGAAATGGATAGTGAAGGTAAACCCATATTATATGATAGTAGTGACTTTGTAAGAAGGGGAGAGGATGGCTATGTCGATAGAGTTTTCACGAATGAGGGTAACGAGGGGGAAAAATATTGTAAAATTAGAATCAGAAAGGATAAACTTCCTGAATTAGGTGACAAGTTTGCGTCTAGACACGGACAAAAGGGGACAATTGGAATGGTCTTACCTCAAAAAGATCTTCCTCGCACAAGAGAAGGTATTGTGCCTGATATTATTGTAAACACACACGCATTTCCCAGCAGAATGACTATAGCACAATTTCTAGAATTATTATTAGGAAAGGTATGTATACTTAATGGTAGTGAAAGTGAATTAACCCCATTTACTCATATGTTAGATTCAGAGGGCGACAAGGATAATATTATAGACAATGTGCGTAAAATGTTAAAAAATTTAAATTATGAACAAAATGCGAATGAAGTCATGTATTCTGGCATTACCGGTGAAATGTTAAAAGTAAATTTTTTCATTGGTCCTACATTTTATCAACGTCTGACTCATCAAGTTTCTGATAAACAGCAATCCCGCAGTAAAGGAAGTAAAACAGCTTTGGCGCGACAACCTGTAAGTGGAAGAGCGGCGGGCGGTGGTGGTAGAATTGGAGAGATGGAACGTGATGCTATTTTATCACATGGTGCAGCGGCATTTTTA